GAAACCAAGTTCATAGAATCATTGCCATTCATGGAATGGTGGGAAGCGGACGTACTCGCTGGTCCCGGTGGGCTGGTAGATAACGGTGCCCCCGACCCAGATATTTTGCAGACACTTGTTGAACGTCGCGTTCAGGTCATGGCTGACATGACCACTTCTAAGCAGTTGTACGATGACAGTGCTACTGCCCTTGAGGAAGCCGTAGCGCTTCGCAACGCGACGGAAACGGCACGGAGCGAGGCTTCTCTGGAACTAAGCGCGTTAGACATCGAAGAGTGGATGGCTAACACCGCCATTACGCAGAAAACTGTTCAAATGAATCGCGCTATTGACGTATTGGAGCGTATGGGTGCGCCGGGTTCGGTTCCGTTGGAGAACATTCCTGACGAGTTGGTTGATCTTCGCCTTGCTGTAGGCGCTCTCGTTGAGAACGACCAAGCAATGTTGAAGTTTGCTATGGACGAGTTTGATGAAGGTGCTAAGGACTGGGTGGAGTTGGTGTCGCAGTTGCCTGAAGGAACACGCGACATCCACAAGATTGGTCAGCGGGAAGATGTTTTGGAGCATGTGTTCCGATCTGGGATGAAACCATTCGGTCAGTTGCAGGGCAATGCGACTTTGGTTGAGTCGATGCTTGCCACTGAACGGTTTGTTGCTCGTGGAGGTGCGGCTGGGTTCTGGAAGAAGTACGACAAACTTCACAACTTGTTACGCGCATACATGATTGCCAAGCCGGGGTTTCACGGCAGAAACTTCATGTCGGCTGTGTTTATGAATCATTTGTCTGGCATGAACTGGTCTAGTTACCGTCGGTTTATGCGTGCTTATTGGAAGTATCAGGAGGAACAGGCCACGGCAATGGGTTTGACATCGCGGGCGAAGTCGATGCGTCAGGCTATGCGTGGCCGGTTGATTGATCCTGACAACGTGAATCCTGAGCATGTGCAATACATTCGCACGTTGGCTGAGAGTGGTGCGTTGGGTAGTGGAATGGGTCAGGTTGCTACGGAGTTCGTGGAGCAGGGGGGCAGGGGGGCTATAGCGAGCAACATTCACAAGTTCATTCCGGGGAAAGGCCCATTGTCGAAGAAGGTGGCGAAAAGAGTAGGAACGGTTGTTGATGCGATAAATCCTGCGAATACTCGTAACCTTCCGTTGCGGTTGTCGAAGCAATTTGGTATGGCTACTGAGACTTTTGTGCGTGGGTCGTTGGGGTTTGACACGCTACTCAAGGGTGGCAATGCGTCGGATGCGTTTGATGACATTATGAAGTTTCATTTCGATTATGACGATCTGTCGGACTTTGAACGAAACGTCGTGAAGCGGGTGGTTCCGTTCTATACGTGGACTCGTAAGAATCTGCCGTTGATGATGGAGCAGTTTGTTCGTAAGCCGGAGGTGTTCAATCGGTATATGAGTTTGAAGAAAGAGATTGAACTTCAAACGGATGGACCTCCGGGGATTGTTCCGAAGTGGATGATTCGTCAGGGTGCCATTCAGTTGCCGTTCAAGTACGAGGGTGAGGACATGTTCCTTACGCCTGACTTGCCATTCAAGGCCCCGATGGAATTGCTTGATCCGGCGTTGGCGATGGACCCCGATCTTGGGATCATGCAGCGTGTTGAGATTGCGTTGGGTTCGATTGGTACACAGATCACACCGCTTATCAAGGCACCGTATGAGTGGAAAGCGAAGCAGAATCTTTGGAAGGGGTATAACTTTGACGGTCGCTTTGAGGTTGTGCCGCGTGCGTATACGATAATTCCGGGTTTGATGCCGTTGCTTGAGAAGGTGGGTGCGGCTGGTAAGACAGCGGAGGACGAGTGGGCGATGCAGGATTATACCTTGCACGCTATGGCGCAGTTGTTGCCGACGTTTACTGATTTGCGTAGATTGTTCCCTGATGAGACTCGTTATCAGGAGCGGTCGTTGAGTAACTGGGTTTCGTGGCTGACGGGTGTTGGATTGAGAACCAACACCAAGTATGAGCAGGAGATGGAAATAATTCGACGCATGTACGAGGGACGCGAAGAGGAACAAAAGAAGCGTTCGTTGAGAAGCGCGACACTCCGCTAGGGACAAACTATCCTTAGAGTATGGACTATGTAACACGCGAGCAATGGGGTGCTATTGACTCTGGGAAGCCCCTGAAGGGCTTCTGGCGTAAAGTACAGGGAATCGTCGTTCATCACTCCACGGGGCCGTCACACGACCCGTGGAACCGTGTGAGAGGACACGACAGGTATCATGTCAACACAAAGGGATGGGATTCCATCGCCTACAATTGGTTGGTATCTGACGAAACGGGAGAAATCTTTGAGGGGCGTGGCTGGCATCGTGGTGCAGCCACACGAGGATGGAACTCTAAAACCATTTCAGTTGCGCTGATCGGAGACTCTGATCAGCGGTTCACAAATCGCGGCAAGGAAACTATGCTTGTCGTCGTCGGGGCCATCAGGGAAAAATACGGCGATCACCTTTGGGTCAAGTGCCATAAGGATTTTTCTTCAACCTCCTGCCCCGGCGGAACTCTAAGCGAATGGGTTGCAGAGGGAACCCCCGTTCAGGCGAACCCAACTACTAATGTTGCTATTGATTGGGACGCGATTCTACGCTTTATCATTGAGGGGGGACAAGAAGCCCTTCCTATAAGACGACGTTCCACGGGCAAGTGGGTAGCACTTGCTCAGGGGCGATTGAACGACCGAACAGGAGCCGGTCTGAAGGTGGATGGCATTTACGGAAGTAAGTCAATAGCCGCCTGTAAGCGATTTCAATCAAATTACGCAATCAAGGTCAATGGGATCATTGACGATGATACATGGAAGGTATTGTGGACAGTATGAAAGACATGTTGGAAAGAGCAGCGTGGACGTTTGCTCAGAGTTTTCTTGCAATTTTTGCCATAGACAATCTAAGCACTCTGCGGGTGGCAGCGATTGCCGGTGTAGCCGCAGCCCTGTCGGTTGTCAAAACTTACGCAATGGGTAAGATTGCGTAATGGATGAAGAAGCCACAAACGCAGCGTTCGACAAATGGACGGACGAGTACGGGTATATAGCAACTGAAATCTACGAAGAAATAAAAGAAACGTCACATTTGCTAGACATAACAGACTCAAATCATGCCAAATGGCATGAAGATAGTCTTGGTGTTTTAGTTGTATTACCCTACGAACATGCGATGGCTTTTGCTGTTGAAAACATGATGAGTGACTTTGAAAATAGTCCTCTTCACAACCATGTATTCTCCACTGTTACCGGACTAATAATGAACTCTGTGGAAGCCATAGAGGAAACAAAAGAGAACTAATCTCTGGGTTTATTATCATTCAAATACTCTTGTACGAGTGGATGAATAGACAGTTCGTGTTTCAGTTTCTCTAATATTCGGTCGCGCTTTCGGGCGACCGTAGTCTTGGGTATTCCCAACACATATTCAACTTGGCGCAGACTCATGCGCTCAAAGAGTAAAGCGTTTAGAAGCCAATGCTCCCACGGTTCAAGCGTTTCAAGGGCATCAAGGACAACTTCTTGTAGGTCAGCACGTTCCTGTTTAGAAATACGTGGTTCGCCGTGCGGAGCAGCCTGTTGGAGTGCCTGAAAAAGCGTGTCGGGCGCACTCCGTGTTTCTGCTTGGGATAATTCTCGTACCAGTTGGCTCTTGGTCCGACTTCTTGAGGAAGCCAGTCGCAAGGGATCAAACGGAAACTCCTTCTTCGCCATCTCCACCAGTATACATTATTGGAGGGTTCAGAAAATCCTCTGCGATTACGCGTGTGCCTTCTGGGTCGTAACCGGACGGTTCGCCTTTCTCCCACGCTTCGTCGTGGTCGATCCATCCAAGGATTTCCACAGCCCGAAACTCTGGCGCTACGGGTTTGACCACGAACAGGATCAAACCCTTTTCTAATTGCCTCCGGCGCACAGCAGCACTGGTACTGGTACGTACGCGCCTAACTTCGATGTTGGTTCCCACATCAGGCTTACCACGATGGTCCTTGTGTTGATCGGCTTTCCATACGTGACCCGACCAATACTGATTGGTGAGTTTAGCGACCGCTAGTTCTCCCACGCAAGCGGCTGCTTGCGCGGTGCGGTCGTCCTCCATGCGTTTCTTGTCGTAGTGGGGAGCGTCACGTTTGCCCCAATTCTCTATGTACCGACGAGCGCCTACATGCAATGCCCACTCGTATTCCCATGACTCTAATTCTACAAGGATCATTCTTTGGTCGCTTCCAGTTGAACCACTGACCGGTCGTTCGGGAACAGTCCCGCCCGTTGGCATCCGTCTAGGCAAAGTTTGATGTAGTTGTCCAGATCCCCTCGTAGGGGTGTGTTCCATTCTTTCAGAGAACGAACGGTAACGAAAGTACCCTCTTGGCAAAACATCACCTCCACCCGTACTGGCCCATCGAACGACGGAGGGTTTTCCCCCACCGCAGCGATGTAAGATTTCTCAGCCAGAACGGTTTCTTTAGGCGTGTACACGCGACCCTTGCGCGACATGCGCGGGCGACCCTTAGGAACAGGACGCTCCGGTACGACGAATGAGAACTCATCGGGTTGCCCGTTGCTGGGCGTCTTTGACGAGGCGTTCGATTTGTCTTTCACAGTCATGCCGTCCTGCAAATTTTGGACCGTCATCCCACCATTGTCCTAAGCGCGAATCCAGATCCTTGGTCCATGAAATAACATCAACATGAGTGTAGCCCGACTCAAACATTGAACGGGCGAACCTATTCAGGAACCCGTGTCTGCCCTTACCTGCACCGTGGCCCTTGTAATAGGGAACTGGTCCATTGTTGAACATCTCAGAGGATAGCCCTCGCAAACGAGAGCCATCCACACTCATAAGGGGTTCTTTGCTGTAGTCCCTTTTCGGAGGCAGGTCGGGCACTACCGGCACGGGATCTTTGTATAGCGAAGCAGCGCGTGTCAGGGCCGACGTAGGCGTTTTGTCTGCTTCAGCGAGAGTAACAAACTCTCCCACGTAGGGAATCGTTTCATCTCCGTCAAGTACTTCTTGTCTGTTCTTGAGTCGGTTCCCCCCGTACGGCAGTCGCATATAATTGCCGGGTGGTCCCGCCAAAGAATCCTGTTTGGGATAGACGGCATCGTATTCTGCGCCCGCCAAATCCAACGCTGCTTTCAAGGCGCGTCGGATAACCGACGCCCGCACCCACTCTTCATTGAAGATCCACAGGTGGTAGCCCTTGCTACGTGATCGTTCAGGCCACGCCACAATGTCTATTGCTTGCAGGATTTTCTGAGTGTTACGAGCAATGACAAGTGAGTCATCGCCCTCGTCTATGTCAACGGACCCCCATTTGCACATCCATAGGTCAGGCTCCATTTCTACATAATGGCGATTATTGTCCGGCCCCTCTGTCCACGAGTCGGGACCACCGCGCGTAAAGAGGGGATCGTAGACCATTGGGTAAATCCCAATCATCTCTTCGCCTGAAAGGTGCTTCTCCCACATGGTGTCAACGTCTGCCCATCGGCAACCGCCTTCGTCGGTGCCATAGGCAAAGGGGAAACCTAGAAATAGATCACGGAATGAGATAAGCGTGTTGTCATTCATCATCTATCTGCAACTGTTCCCATGTGATGCCCGGCTCTAAGAGCCTTCCACTTGTGTGGATCGTAAGGTTGACTTCCGCCTTTTCGCCATCACCTGATTTATTCTTCCACAATCCAACGCTGAGTTCATCTTCATAGTGCCTACGAGTATCTTCCTCAAGGTTAGTATCGTCCCATCTGCGCCATGTTTCAATGAGAAAATGGCTTTCACTAGTGGACGCATATCGGCCTGCCTCTATGCCACCAGCACGCCCACGGTTCCCTGAACCGCGCCCGGACTGGTGAAGTATCACGCCTACGACACGCCAATCAGATACCAACTGCTTGAACGATTCGATTTTGGCTTGAACGCTGGCTGCATCACCAGCGCCTCCGCCCCGAATCAGTTCTAGGTAGTCGTAGACGATTACCTCTGGACGTTGACCGTCCCAGAGTTCGACTGCTGCTATGCGCATAGCCTTGTCAATATCGTCTACGGTCATACCCGTGGATTCAAAGTGGAGGTTGGTTTCATCGCGCATGATCTGCTCCACCCTTTCCCACGCTGTAGATTCTTCTCGTATGAGTCTGCCGATCCAATCTTTCTGGTCAATCTCTAGGCGTATAGCCGTGTACCTGCCCCAAAACATTGTCTCTGTTTCATCCGGGCTAACCCAAAGTGTGCGATGTTTGCGATTGCGAGCCACCATGTTCAACGCCAGCAGCGTCTTACCTGTGTGGGATCGACCGATGATGGTTACAAGTTGACCACCACGCGCGCCACCCAAGGTGGCGTCATCAAACGTCCGTATTCCCAACGACCATTCGTTCCCCGAACGAAGGTCGTGGCGCATACGACGCACCTGTTCCTTCTTAGGAGTGAACAGTCTTTGCAGGTCAGCGGGAGAGATTCCCTCTATTTCCGATGGAGGATGCGAGGGGGGTGCCGGGGCGGAATGCGAATCCGATTCCGCCCCGGCCACAAGCGCTATGGCTTCCTCCAACGACAGTTCCTCAGGCATTAGCCTTTGCCAGCCAGCCCTGAGGATCTATGGGATCGGGGCGTTCGCCCCAGTTGAACGGGCTGTTCTTCACCAGACCAGCGAAGTACCCGCTCTTATTGGCAAGGGGATGGTTACCATCACCTTCACCCAAGAATGGCGCACCGTCAGAACTGACGTTTACGCTCTTCTTGATTTTGAAATCACCCAGTCCACACTTGCCTGTCTTGGTCTGGGGGATTTCCTTACCCTGTAGCACCGCCGCCCAATAGTCCGTCGGGAATACGCGTGTACCAGTCTGAAAGAGTTTGCGTATGGCTTGGTTATCCAAGAACATGCTGTCCTTAGATGCGTAAGCGATACCTGCGCTCTTTTCTGCGAGCCAAATCTTATGGACGAGAGCGTATTGCTCGTCGTCTATATATTTGGACACGGGCTTATCCGAAGCGACCTCAGTCGTTCCGGGGAATGCTTCTACGACAACATCCACTACGTCTTGACTGGGAGCCACCGCCACCTCCACATCTCCCGAACTTACGAGAGAGTTCTTGAGGTTTGGTAGTTCCTGAGCCAAAACGCGTGCATTTTCAATTGCCATTGTGACGGCTACACCGTCGGGTTCGTTGCCAACCTCAGCAACAGCGAGTTCAACCGCTGCTTTGAGGATGACCTGTGCTTCTATACTTGCCCGCTCTAGCGGACTCATTGGCTTGAATGCCATAACTATGCGCCTCCTTGTGTTGCGCCTTTACACCGTGCGAAACTTTCGCACCATTTTTCGGAACACCACCAACCGTTGTCACCTAACGGGTATGCACCCGTCTGATTTTCTAACAGTCGGCAAAGCGCCGAAACCTTTTTACGCAGCCAATCGAAATGCTGCTGTCCACGTTCAAAGTCCATACGGCCCACACCATCGGGGTGCATCACCGCATAAGAGAAGTTAGGGATACCTAACGCATAGCAGTAAGCGATGGATTGCACATCCCAACGCTCGTACTGCCAGCGTTCTCTCGTGTAGTCCCGACCGGGGAACTTCCAATCCCACAATCGGTTCTCTTCCACGAGATCAACAGTGCCAGTCATGCGAACGAGCCGTTCATCGTTGTCGATGAGCGGCACATCAAACGTATATTCAACCAACACCGGAGCAACCTGTGGGAACACCTCGTCATACCAGTTGGCTATCTTCCCCAACCCCGCCTTGTATGCACTATCAGGGGTGTAGTTATTCCACACCTCAATGGTGGGAACCATTTCCTCCCAGTAGTAGCCAAACGCATCGTTCATGTCCTCAAGAGACATTTCCGCCACGCCATCCTTGCGTGCGTTCAGAGCGTCCTCAGCAACGGAGTGGCACACGGTACCCAACGCCGACGCATCTTTGATACGTTCGCTTACAAGGGAGAAGATGTCAGTGCGCCAGCGCTCCAGACACATGTCTGAGGTTTTGATGGCCGACTGTCGCACCCACGTATGGACCCATCGCCCATCGGAATCTTTGTGAATCGGATATTTCATTTTGCCTCCCACGGTACTTAGTAATCCCCAGTCCCTTCAGGACTGGGGAGTACTTAGTACGTACTAAGTCTAGCGGCTGCCACAACCTGTCATCTGCGTTTCCGGTTACGTGTAGATGTTTCTTGTTTCGCTTTCATGTCCTTCTTTGCGGTTTCGTTACGGAACTGTAACAACTCGCCGCGAGTAAGCGTATCCCACCCCGGCATTATCATCGGATTCCGTTTGCGTCGCTGCTGATAGGCGGTGTTCGCCTCACAGCACTTCTCGCACCTACATTTTCCAGACTTGTATGCGTTTACTCCGTGCTGTGCTACGCCCATGCGTTCTTCTCTTTGGCAGGACGCGTAGCCCACTCGCTATACATCGTGTACCACACTTGACCTAACGCATCTAGTTTGCGAAAGCCCATGCCTGTATCTTCACACGCCTCCTTGAAGTTTGAATAAACCAAATCCTTGTATGCGTACATTTCCAAGTAGTGAACCCAGTCGTCACGTAACATGACCATCCGATACGGGTAGTCCCGATACGGAGTGGTCAAGATTGTCTCTTTCGTGTACTCACCCTGACCTTCACCTGTTGCAAGTGCAGCAGCCAAGTT